AACACGATCGGTCTTAGCATTCTTCGGGACTGTGACGATCTTACTATGCCCGTTGATTTCAAAGGTAACTTCCCAATGTGGGTAGGCCAGATGAAACCACGGAGCAATGAAGTCGTAGGCTCTTGCAGTGATCCTCCGTTCTACGGAGAACTTTTCTGGTTGTGATGCTCTAGAACGACGCAAAAGCGTAGTCGCCCCAGGGCCCCAGTTGCACGAGTCGACAAGCTCATCAGGCGTGAAATCACCGAGGATCTTCGATATTTTCCACCTCATCTTATTTAAGATGCGGCGTGTCTCAGGTTGATTAAACCGAGACAATCGAAATCTTCGATTAGTTTCATAGCACTGATCCTCAGCTTCGAAGAACTTCTTGAGCGCGACTGCTTTCCTATCTATTTCTAGATTGAGGAAATCAGCTTTGCTTAGAAACTTCGTCGCAGCAAGACTGGCCGCTGCGAGCTCGGTATCATCGTAATGATGAGGATCGAACTCTAAGTCAACTAACTGCTGATGTTCGTTATTCACGTACAACAGATAGATAGCAAGACTCCGTGGACAGTCAAGGGCTTGAAGAAACTCTACGATGTATACATCGCGCAATGCAGGCATATCTAAAGACATGTCTTTACCACTTTCATGGAGAACGAAGATTTACTTAGTAAATACCTTCGAAATTGTCGATCGCCGCGGTTGTGACCGCGTTGATGACCATTTGATCGGCGTACTTACGGATATCGCGGCGCACAGTCGGAGAAGAATTCTTCGGCAGTGCATACTCGATATTGACGTAAGCTTCGTCAATCTTCTTCGTGGTATCGACAGCGTCCATGATAGGAACTACGATACGCTGCTTAATGCGGACCTTACTCGAACCATTCTTAGGCAAGCTAACAGACATGGTAGCGGATTTCTTTGCGTCAAGCACACATTCCGTACCGAGGCATTTAGCCACGCCGTCTTGAATAGAAACGGGGTTGAAGGTTTGCGCAACAGCGGCTTCGTTCTGAAGCGAGAGGACAGCGAAAGCTGACATAGGTTTACTTTCTAAGTTGTTGAAGGAGAGCTAAGAGATTCAGGGCGTGCCCCTTTGTTATTGGGTCCTTAAGCGATGGCTTTGGAAGTGGCGGGACGGTTGATAAGACCGACCTAACACAACTAAACCTTTCGCAAATGAAGCCAG